TCTAGATGCTGTCCTGTGAATCGCGCAATATTCATGCAGCAAGGCCCATTGCGGTGACAAGCGCGCGCGCATCCATCTCGTCGATGATCTCAAGAATGGCGAGAAGATCCTCCTCCTCGCGGGCGAAGATCTCGACAACCTTGGTCGCAACCTCGACCTCTTCGCGCAGGCGCGACTCGCGCTCAATGCGTGCGACCTGCTCGCGCAGCTCATCAAGCGACGCACGGGCGGCCTCGTACTCTGCCACGAGCTCGCCGAGGCGCTGCGCCGATTCTGACTGCGCCTTCTTCAGCACGCGCCGCGCCGCCTTGACCTGCTCGGCCACCTCCTCGGTGCGCAGCGACTCCTCGAACCTGGCGCGCTCGTTCGCCCAACCGCGCTTTGAGGTCTTGCCGGGTCCACCGCCCGCCGTAAGTTCTCCGCTTTTCAGCAGCGAAACAGACGCGCCGGCGATGTTGTACGTGCCGGGCGTGGTGTCGAGGACGTAGGCGGTTGCGGCAGACTGTATCTGCGCTCCGCCCTGTAGCAGTAGGGACCAAATAATCACAGGTTATGCAACCTGTCGGATCGACCAATCAATCGTGCGGTCAGTACCGAAGTTCTTCTTGAGCGTGACGGTCCAGCCATTCATAAGCAGAAGCCCCGGCACGACATAAAGAGGCTCAGTTGTCTGCGCCCCAGAAAAGATGACCTGCTGTATTACGCGTTGCGTACTGGTAGATCGGCACTTCTCATAGAGCTTTAGCTGGTACTCCTCGGTAGACGTCAGCGCATTAAGATCGAGGAAAACCTGAAAGATGCCGTCTGTCGTAATAGACGACAGTGTGGTCGATGCGCTGGGCAGATCGTATTCCGTCGTGCTAATGCTCGCGCTGCCCGAGTACAGTTCGGTGATTGCCATCAGTCAACATCCCAATAAGTAAAATACAGATAGCCCACGCTTCCATTACCGCCGTTAGCCCCACCACCGCCACCGCCGCCGCCCGCGCCGTAACCCGTAGCGTTTGCTCCGTTAGATCCGCCTGCGCCGCCCGCCCCGGGATAGCCGATAACAGAATACCCACCTTGCCCGCCGCCGCCCCTGCTTACGCTTGACGCCGTATTCCCTAAACCTACCCCGTTACTCGCCTGCACCGAGCCTTGTGCGGTAATCAGCGGAGTAATGTTCGGGTTTTGGCCAGCGACGCCGCCGTTCGCCCCCGAGGCAGTCCCCGTGGTTGAAGCTCCACCTCCACCACAACCTGTTAGTCCAGGGAAAGTAGACATAAAAAGATACGTCCTGCCGGTGCCCGGCCCGTTGGTGGGCGTCGCAGCAGAGGTTCCACCTGCGGAAGTACCTGATGCGTAACTCCCCGGGGCGTTTCCAGCACCAATTCCTGAAGCCTGCCCCGCGCCGTCTGTTCGTGTGGTTGTGTTGGCTCCACCACCAAAGACTTTAAATGTCGTACCTTCGCCCCACGGCGAGAAATAAATCCCTGCAATAGTCGTATCACCGCCGTTTGTAGCGCCTGTTGTAGGAGTTCCGCCAGTACCGGCAGCGCCTAGCGTAATGGTCAGAGAAGCGCCTGGAGTCACAAATACGGGAAGCGCCACTATGGATAACGCGCTGCCTCCGCCTCCGCCTCCGCCTGTACTTGTTGCGTTATTTGTCCCGCCTGTGCCACCAGCACCGCCACCAACACCAGTAAGCATCAGCAAGCGAACGCCTTCTGGAACAGTCCACGTCCAAGGTCCAGATCCAGAATTAATTACGATACCGTCCTGCGTGACACCGGTGCCGTCTTTGAATTCAACAACGTGCTGTCTTTGGTTAGGTCCGCCAAGCATTAGTCGGCGCTCCAGTAGAAAATTCCAATGTATCCGTCAGAGCCATTACCGCCCGCAGCTCCACCACCTCCGGCTCCGCCGCCACCTGCACCATAACCTGTGGCATTGCTACCGGCAGCGCCGCCGTTACCGCCGTTACCGCCGTACCCCATTGTTGAAGGCGCTCCGCAACCGCCGCCGCTACGGGATACGGTTCCTGTGTTGTCCCCGGCGCCGCCAGAATGCAAACTAGCCATAGCCGAATACAGCCAGTGAGGTGTAGCGAGCCCCCCGCCATTAGCTCCGTTTGTCGAACCGGATGTACTTGCTCCTCCCGTAGCCGAGCCTCCACACGAACTAATTCGATGGTCGGTAGGGGAGTAACCGTTGGTTAGACCCGACGAAGCTCCCGCTGCGGGCGTTGCTGCGTTAGCGGAAGCGTTTGGGGCGTTACTTATATTATAGGCACCATTTACGGCCTGTGCGGTCTGACCTGCGCCGCCGCCTCTCAAATCAAGGGTGGTTGTATTATCGATGGGGGAGTAAACAAGATTGGTGATAGTGCTTGCGCCGCCATTAGTTCCGTTACCCGTTGCTCCACCCGTACCCTTAGCTCCTACCGTGACGGTTAGACTGTTATTGGGAGTAACGGAGCACGCTAAAAAAGTCACGCCAAGACCAGAAGATCCTCCGCACCCCCCTCTCGCGGAAGGAGTTGCAGTCGCCGATCCCGCACCGCCGCCACCCGCGCCGACGCCCACAACGAAAATTTGGGTGACATCCTTCGGAACAACCCACGTCCAAGGACCGTTGGTCAAGGTGCCATCCGCCACGCCGTCCAGCTTGACGCCCGTGCCTCGGATGAATTCGACATAGTGCTGTCTGACTACAGGACCACCAAGTGCCATATCAGTAACTCAAAATCTGGTCAGCGTCAGCTTGGGTAATGAGCCCCTGCTGAACCATGTAATTCACAAGGCGGACAGTATCCGGGTCGTCCAGACGTACCTCTTCCGCCAACGCCAACAACTCATTACCGTCAACGATCACGGGGTCGTCGCTGGCGCGAATAGCGATGCGCTGTTCTGGCGTGAACCGGCGCAGGAACTCAAGCCGCGTGATGGGTTGAGGAGGAAGAACAACGGGCGGCGGATGGCTGAAGTTGGTGCCGTCGTAAAGATCGCCGGGACCGTACTGACGCAGGTCATCGGTGCGCTCGATGCAAATATGGTCGGGGTAGAACTGTTGAGCACGCGCAACGCTGTCTGCGGCGATGCAGTTATCGACCACGCCATTTTTGATAAGCAATACGTCCATTGATTACACCAACGTGAACATGGCGCCAGGCGAGGCGTTGTTGAACTTCAGCGTGAACGTCTCGCTTGCGCCGACAGAGATGGCCGAGCCATAGTCGAACCAGGCGATAAGCGCATCCGCAGGAGACGTTGAACTGTCGTTGTACAGTACAGCGTATCTAAACGGGCCGAAACCAGAGCCGGTGCCGGTCCATACGATCTCGGTGCCGCTCACCGTCGTGGTGCCCGACGTTTCGCTAATCGTGATTGTCGTCGTCTCGCCGCCGGTCGTATAACCATTCCCGTTATCGACCTGCGTAATCTGTGACAACTCCGTATCAGTCGCAACCGGCGTATCGGTATTTTTAACGAGCGCAACCTTAAAAGTGTTAGCGTCAAAGTCGTGAACGCCGCGCACGAGCTGCTCGGAGAAGTCGTTAAATTTATTCCAGGCGCTTGTTGCCATCAGCCCACCTCAACGCCGACGATGCGGCCTTTCTCGCGCACGATACGCTTCGGTTTGGATATTGCCGCAATGGCGGCGTCTGCGTTCTTCTTGTTGGCTTCTACCAACGCCTTGATGGCGGTCTGGATCTCGTTGCTGGCGCTGACGAGCTGTTCGGCAGCGTCCTTGATAAACGTCTCAGCCGCCTTAAGCTCGCGCATCTGTTCGTTCGTTTCGATCACAATCTGCGTTTCTCCCGCTGCTTTTTGAGCCGCGTTGAACTTCATAGCGGTGTCGATGCGCAAGTTCTCGAGTTCGAGCAGCCGCTTCTCGCGTTCGATTTCGTCTTCCTCGTCCTCTTCCTTCTCCATCTCCTCGCCCTCCCCTACCGCAATCATCAGCGCGGGCGGGCGTTCGGAAGGAGCAGGGGAGGGCGCCACGCCTTGCAGTTTGGCCAGCTCCGTCGCCGTCTTGGCCTGCGTCAGCTCGGCGTCGGCAATGGTGTTGAGCACGTCCGCGCGCGCCTTCTCCGCCTTGGCCACCGCCTCCTCGGCTGCGGCTTGCAGGTAGATCGCGTTCGGATCGGCGGGCTGCTCCTGTCCTGCAAGCGCCGCCATCTCCTCGAGTTCGGTCTCGGTCGGCGTTACGACGCCCATGCTAACCAGGCGCTTGCGGAAGAAGTCGCGCACGTCGGCGATGCCGTCGGCTTCAAGGTTCATCATCGAGAGCGCTTGCAAGACCTGCTGCGTCTCTGGGTCCGACGTGATCGACATCATGCCGGTGAGGGCGCGCACGGTCGCCGCCTTCTGGCTGGAGCTGGACGGGCCGACATCCGCCACCACGTCGAACTTCGCGCGGGAGAGGTCGTTATCGAGTTCGAGACGCCCCGTCTCCTCGTCCACCCGCGGGCGCATGAGGACAACCTGCTGCATCTCGCCCGCGGAGTCCACGCCCTTCATGGCGCGGTCCTCCTCGACGTAGACCTCCTGCGCCATCGAGAGCCAGATCTCGCCGCAGCGCTTCATCGCCTTGGCGAAGTTCGAGACATAGATAAATGTCTGGTTATCCAGCCGCTGCTGGATCATCTCGACGGCTTTGCCCGAGATGTTCGAGACAATCTTGTCGGCCTCGCCCTGGTTGCCGAGAATGTCCTGCATGTCCACTTCAGTGAGCTGCAAGAGCGCGGCCATTGCGGGCGGGATCTGCGGGCTGCGCGTATAAGCGACAGGCCCGGCTGCCTGCTGGCTGCCATCAGGCGTCGTGATCGGGTTGATAAGCAGATAGGGATAGTTCTTGAGATTATCCTCTGCCCACTGGATCTGATGCCCTGCGACCTGCTCCGGCACCATGATCGGCTTCTCGACGCTTGAGAGCGCCGAGATCTCACCCAGCTTCGAGAGCTGCATGTTCTTGAGCCGCTGGGCGTCCTTCGCCAGGCGCACGTGGCCCATGCAGCGCTCGACGTTATCAACGAACCAGCGCTTGCCGAAGACCGGCACGATCGGAATGCACGTCCCTGCGATGTAGCCGCAGTCCTCGAGCACGCGGCCGCCGCTCAAGATGTACTTGTGAACGCGCCGCTTCTTTATGCGCCGCTGACGTACCTCGGTCGAGCCGATGGCGAGAAGCGTTGCTTCCAGCTCCTCGTCAGCGTCGAAGTCCGCCTGCGTGTATCGCTCCTCGTTGCCGCCGATGTCACGCCACATGCGCAGCAGCTCGGACACCTCCTCGACGACGTAGTATTCGGCGACATACACCACGTCGGGCGTATCCCAGTCGAACTCCGTCTGCTGGATCTCTTTCGGCCAGTCGGACGGGCTGTCGCCGTACTGCGCCGTGTACGCTTTCCTCGTCATTGACGACACGACAAAGCAATGCTTGGCGTCTGCCTTGTCCTGGCGTTTGGAGTCGAGGTCGAAGAACACCGACGAATCAGCGTCATAGATCGGCTCGATCATGATGCGCTGGTGTTCGTTCTCGGGATCGTACTCGTCCTCGTAGCAGGTCCGCAGCCGCCAGGCGCCGAACCCACCGCCGACAGCCTCCTCGAAGGCGTTGTCGTAGGCCTCGTTTGCGACGCTATCCTGCTCGTCCGCACGGAACAGCATGTCGCACGTGTCAGCAAGGCGGTCGTTTTCCGTGCCATCCTTAGCCAGAAAATCGACCGTGACGCGGCTGTTGCGGTACTCGTTGATGATGCGGATGACCGCAAGGTGAACCTTGTTGACCTCAAAGCGCGGCTTGTTCTCGAACTGGTAGCCAAGCGGGCCTTCCCACTGCGCGCCGCTGATGCTGTAGAAGCGCCGATCCTGCAAGCATTGCAGCCGCTCGTCACGCAGCGCCGACTGGATGTCGTCAAACTGCGACATCGCCTCCTGGTGGAGCTTGTCGAGACGCTCGCTCTTTGTCATTCGGACCATGCGGTCACCATCGGTTGGCTATCGGAATCGGCGTCACCACGGCGGGCGTGGCTGAGACCTTCGCCCGGCGCACGCCCTCGAGCGCATATCGTAGCGCATCAATGCAGTGATTGTCGCGGTCAGCGAGAGCAGGTAAGACCATGCCTGTCAATGGATCGGTTTTGTAGCTGTAGAGCGACAGCTCGTCGATCAGATGCTGGCAGCGCGGGTGCACGACGATGTCGAAGCTCTTGAGCCACTCGACGCCTTCTTCCACCGACTTCGGCCCCTTCACCGCGGGCAGGATCTTCGGGAAGCCGTGCCGCCGCATGTGGCTGATGGTCTCTGGGCGCGCCGAGTCGGCGATGATCGGCCAGCGCTCGGCGTCCGGCACCGTCATAAACAGATCGGGCGTCGACGTGATCTCGCAGCCGACCATGTATGCCTCGTAATCGACGTACAACGTCCTCCCAGCGATGTGAGATCGCACCAGCACCGTAGGGTCGACTGCAAAGCCCCAGTCCGCCCCAAGCCGGTGTATGGCGTCTGGCGGGGCCTCGAATTCCTCGATGCGCCAGTTTCTGAAAACGCGCGCCTCGCTGTTGGTCAGGTACGACCCCATCCAGACGTGGCTGTACTTCTCGGGGTCTCGCGAGCGGTCGTATTCCATCTCGGACTTCAGCTCATCCGGAAACCAGGGGTTGTCCGTGTAGTTAACCTCTCGGATGATCGAGTCGGGCGGCGGAACCTCGCCGCGGAGCAGCGCATCGACCGGATCGCTCGCCTGGTTGGGGTTCCAGGTAAACCAAAGCTCGGACCCGCCCTTTCGCATCGTCGGTCGCAGGAGGTCGAGACTGCGCTGGCTTAGGCTCTGCGCCTCCTCAACCCACGCGCAGTCGTAGCCTTCAAGCGACTTGATGCTGTCCGCCGTATGGTTCTGCATGCCCTGGAAAATAATCAAGCCATCGCCGTGCTTCGACTTGATGACCGACTCCTGCACCTCGAAGTACGCGCCCGCGCCCATCTGCTCGATCTTGAGCTCTAGCAGGCGCTTGACCGACTGAGCCAGGCTCTTTTGAACCTCACGCACGCAGACCGTGCGCCGCCGCTGGTCCATCAGATGCGCCTCGACGACCATCTCGGCGAAGAAGTGCGACTTTCCAGAGCCTCGACCACCATGCGCGCCCTTGTAGCGTGACGCTTGCAGGAACGGGAGGCCCCATTCGGGGGTTTGGATCTGGAGCGTGCTCAACGCTTAATCACGCGCTCGATCTTCTGAATTGCCAGCGGTCCGCCGTCCTTGCCCGTCAGCTCTGCCTGCACCTGCGCGGGAATGATCTTGCCCAGCAG